CCAGAAAATTCCCATATATGTCGTTCACTTTTAACTTCTACCTTCTTACCTTCAAGAAATTCTTTAAAGGTATCTTCCATTTCAATACCTTTAGATAAATCTAAATCAAATTTCTTTTCAGCTACACGCTCTTGCAGGTTTAAACTGCTATGCGTAACTTTCAAATCATCTTGCAGCATTTGTTTAGCTTGTTCTAAACTGTCTGCCATATATGTCTTATGTCCTGTGATATTTAATTTATATTTGTTCATTATCTTTTTCTCCAAATGCTTTCATTAACATATCCCTAAGTGAATTTACATGTCGTTGTCTTTGTTCTTCTAATGTTTTAATTATCTCTTTCAAATCTACAATGGATAATGTTTCATTAAAGTTCTTACCACTATGCACAAAGGTAACATCTAGTCTGTATAAATCTCCCCACTCTAAATAGATTTCTCCATCAGCATTAGGCAGTTTAAACTGCATACCTCCACGCTCTTTATCTACTTTCTTTGATACCCAGTCCTGCATATCATAATCTAACTCACTAAATATTCTTCTTAGTCCATCATATCCATAGTTAGTATCAGTTGTTTCTGCCATTTCTTCTCCTTTCAGAAAGGTAATTCCTCTCTGTTATCTTCTTGTTTGCTTGGTTTTAATAATGCGTGGCACTCTCTATACATCCAGTCGTAAGGATTATCTGCCTTAGTTTCTTTGTATCTTCTGCCACAAAATATATTGCCCTCGTTGTCGTAGTATGTGATGTTGTTTAAACCAGCACACCCTACTGGAGATTTGCATTTAGTATCTGGTGGTGGTGGCACATCAAAGTTGTGATTAGGATAGCGTTTCTTAATCCTTTCAACAAACTTCTGTAGTCCACCACTACCTATTTCTTCTAAAGCCATTCCTCTGGTAGTTCCTTATTACCTATGTAGAAACCTTTACCACAACCATTGTTCTGTCCATAATTGCTGCAGGTAAAGTCAGGTATCTTTGCAAACTTATCATCACTTGCTTTCTTTTCTCTGTTATCTTCTACATTTCCAGCAGTATTACATACTGGGCATACCTTAACTACATTGGTATCAAAGACTTGAGATACTGTATCAACTAACTCTAGTTCTTTTTCTATTGTTGAAATAAACAAACCAGTATCATCAGTTGTCCATTGTTCTAAGTCCTTGTTTAAACCATTAGCAGTAAGTTCAGCATATACTTTCTTCTTAAGTTCGTTACGCTTAGTAGTGTTAGGTATCATACCTTCTAGTATGTGATTAACTTGGTCAGCTATCGTAGATGTTTCTGCTCCAATATCTTTAGCAAATTCTTGTGCAGAATTATTTAAAGTAACTGCATCTTCCTTAGTCATTGGTGCTGGTTCTGGTTTAAACACTTCTACTTTAGGTGTACTCATCATGGTGCCAGTCTTAGACATCTCCTCTAAACTTGGTCGCTTCTTATTGCTACCTTGATACTTCCAGTTAGCTAATGCTCTACCTATTGCAGAGGTTTCGCAGTTCTCCATCCAGGCATCAGCGTTAGCAAAGCCACCTTGACCCTTAGTTTCTTGTGCGATACCAGTACTAACTGGTCTTGCATCTGTTTCTAGTCTGTATATTTGTGCTTGAATTGTAACGCATGTTCCATCTGTAGTGATATGGATAATGTCTGTTTCAATTCTTCCTTCTGGGTTTTCTTTCCAGAATATTTTTAATCTATCCTCAACAGTTTCGTACTCTGCTGGATTAAATTTAGCCATATAATTTCTCCTTGTTGTCTTTCTTATTAGACCTTCTCGCTTGTGAAAAGGTTACACTTTTTTATTAATAATTTTATAAACACGCTGCCTACTTATACCTAACTTCTTAGCTATTGCAGACACAGACATGCCTTCGTTGATAGCTTTGTTTATTAGTTTAACTCTTGCCTGTGATAATTTTTTTATCTCCTTCTTGTGTTCATCTAATTGTGTCTTGTTATAAAATAACATAACATCTATGTCTATCATCTTTGTTTCCTGTTCATCATCTTTTTAAATCTGCGTTCTGTTATCCAGATACCAAAGTTGTTTAAACCTTCTTTGAGTATTATTTCTAACCAAAGAAATACAAACGCAAATAAAAAACCTAACAGAAACATAATCAATAGTCCCTGCCACGATAACATTATTCCTCCTCTCCTTTATTTTCTGTTTGTTGTTGAGTAACAATCATAACTGTATGGTCTTTCTCAAATTGTCCTAACAGTTCATTAACTCGCTGCATATTTATGCGTGTAAGTATCTTAGACTTCTCTACCTTCTGTCCACCACACGCATTAGCTAAGTTAATTGCCCATGTCTTTAGTTCTTTTGGGGTGCTAAATATATTAGCCATGACTTCCTTTCTATTAGTTGTAGCTTGTTTAAACTACGATACTGTTTCTGTGTTGAGTTGCTTTATATATATGAGGTACCCACCTAAGTCTTTATACTCTCGCACTTTGCTTAACGCATCATGCTCGTTATCAAACTTATGTACTTCTTCTCCACCAACTAAAGCAATAGCTCTTACTTCATACATAATTTAATTATATCCCTGTTGTCATTAATAGACAACTCTTGTTTAAACATTCTCAACAACAACTACTTTCTTTTGAGTAGTCTTGCCTTCTTTATATGCTGCCATGTGTATCTTAGCTTCGTTATAGGTGTACCCATTTCGCAAACATTGCCATAGCTGCTGTATAATTTCTTGTTCTTCCATTGTTTAAACATCCTCCTTTGTTTGTTCTTATTACTTAGACTTCTTTGGTTTAGAATAAGTTACAATATTTTTATAACTTAATTCTTCTAATCCATTGAGTTCACTTAACAACTCGCTGCTTACATCCTTCCTACCAAACACCCTGATAGATGCTAGTACTATCATTTCAAGATATAAGTACTGTTCTCTTGTGAAAGATTTATCACGCTCCACCATCTCTAATAAGTTGATACAAATTGCATTAACTCTTGGGTTATTAATCTCCCACAGTTTAGTCTTGCTGGTTTCTGCTTTGACTTTATCAATTAAGATTTGATTGTAATTAGTTTTAGTTACCATGTTTAAACAACCTCTTCTAAATGTTCTAACCATTCTTCAATAGTTTTATTTCTAATAAAAGTTTCTGCTTCAACAATATCTACTGCTTCAAACTCAATAGATAACTTATATGATTTTAAATTTAATTCTTCTCCCATTGTTCCTCCTTTGTTTAAACAATTATCCTATTCTGTGTACCAATTATCTTCATCTTCTTGTTCGCTAAACTCTGCCTTCAAGTCATCAACAAAACTAATAAAGATACCTTGTAAAGTATCTACATCATTAAAGATACCTTTGACTGTGTAAGTACCATCTCCATGAGTTGTACCAGTTGCAAAACCTGACATGACATTGCCATAACCTTCGTTGCCAAGTGTCTTTTCACAGATAGCTGTGTAAAAATTCTTCTTGTTTTCTAGTGATGGGTCGTTTAAACACTCTTTAGTTTTACTATCGTAGTTAAACTTTTCATTGCCCAAGTCATCTTTCTTGATGTAGCATGGGTCAATTAAAAGTACCTGTCCACTATCTACTGATACATTGCCTATTGTTTTAGTTGTATATTCGCTCATTGTTCCTTCTTTCTTTTGTTATTACTTAGACTTCTGCGTTACCAAAAAGGTTACAGAATAATTTTTAATTCTTCTAAAAATTTAATTGCTTTATCTATTTTTTTATTCCTTCTTTCTTGTTTCCACTTCCTATAATTCAAGTAATCATTTTCTATTTGTAAATCTTTTACATCACACATTGTTTAAACACCTTCCTTTACTGCTTCTGCTATCTGGTTTACATCCTCAAGGATGCTATCCAATATTTCTATTAAGTCTGTGCTGCTATAAGTTTTATCTCTTAGTGCTGGTACGCTTTGTAATCCAACCTTTCTAAATCCTATAGCGTTTTCTAATCTTCTCTTAAATTCTTCCATTGTTTAAACCACCTTCATTTTTAACTGTGCTTAATTCTTCTCTTGCTTGTTGTAGTCCTGCGATAAATTCATCTAATCTATCTATAGCATTCTCTATTGATACAATATTCTGTATTGATATTCCTTTACTGCCAAAGGTAAGACCATCTGTACTTACAGAAACACTTACACTTATATCTTTAGCCCAGAATAAAGTAACAGTATTGTCTGTCTTTACTGATGTATCTTGTACATACTTATTGTAAGCTGCAATCCTTTCTGCTTTCGCTAACATACTTTCCCTTCTTTGTTCGCTTGTTTGATTAACCATGTTTAAACAACTGTCCTTTCGTGTTCGTATTTATAAAAGATATTATTAACTTCTGTCTTATCAAAAATTAATACATCTACTTCTGTTGTACTTAAATTATATTTTGGTAAAGGCATACCCATAACCTTCACAACATAATTTATACCTTGTCTAAGACTGTCTAGTTTTTCGTAATCTCTAGGCAAAGTCTTAGTTTTAAAACCTAAACCATGTATTAAATCTGGGTTAGGAATTAATTTTATCCTTGCTCCTGTTGTGTTTGTTGCTGGTAGATATTTAATTGTTATTGCGTAACAACTATCTACCCTTATTTCTTCTGCCATTTCTTATCCTTTCTTGTTTGTATTACTTAGACTTCTATTGTTTTAAAAAGGTTACAAACTTTCTGCATGTATTTCGCATAATGGTTTATATACTTTTTGTACGCTATCGCTAAAGTAAATTATTGTTATTGGTTTTATTTCTTTTGCTTTATCGTTACAGTAGTAACACATTGTTTAAACATCCTTCCTTTTGTTTCTATTATTTAGACTGCATCTTATCCAAAAAGGTTACCCTTTTTTTTGTGTAGAAGGTAGCTTGTTTAAACTACCTTCTACAACTGGGGGTATTATGCGTATAAACTTTCTGGTACTGTTTCTTCATCATAAGTAGCTGGTGCCTTACAGACTGGGCAGTTTAAACTATAACCTGCTTCTGCTGCGTGTTTAAGACTGGCACTAGATACTCTAAAGATTAAGCCCTTACCTTCCATCATTGACTTTTCTGTAGCTGCTACACATTCAAAGCTGGTACACCATACTTTAACCATTCTTGTAGTTTGCTTATTGTGAGATGGTCTAAACGCTATATGAGGATAACCTCCATTCTTAACTAGAAAGTCATAGAATAAGTCTTTCATTTCTTCTGTTGGTACTGTAGATGTTGGTTTACCCCCTAGTTTAAACAGGTCCTTGACTAACTCTGCAAATAAACCCTTATGACCTAAACCCTCATCCAGTACTGCATGGGTTACCTCATGTGCTACTGTGTCAATAGTTACCCAGAGGTCATCTGTTTCTCTATCAACCTCTATAACTCTTTTGTTACCAGTTGAAGCGTTAGTTGAATAACATAGACCTAAAGCATGATTGCCTTTTTGATTATTAGTTACTCTTTTTCTTCCTCTGGTATCACTAATGTGAATTTCTATTCCTTCGCCTGTATGTTGTTTAGTATCAATACCCTTAGCTTCTAGTTTGTTTAAACAGTCTTTGACTAATAACATTAACCATTCTTCTGCTTTTAAAGTAGACTTAGGAAATTGACTTTCTTTTAGTGTTACTTTCTTTTCTAGTGTTTGCATAATATCCTTCCTTGTTTGTATTGTTTAGACTTTCTATTATTTGAAAAGGTTACTTAATATTTTCAAACTTATCTAAATTTTGTCTTATCCATACTAAGTTAAAGACTGTGTTTGTCTTATCAAATTGGATGACTTTTTCATCTTTGATAATTATTTCTAGTACAGTTTCTAGTGCTTTTAGTGCTTCTAATTTATCCATAATATCCCTTCTTTGTTTGTATTACTTTGACTTATAAGGTTACAAAAAGGTTACAGGTTTTTTTATATTTTTTTTTCACAGGTTACTTATTGTTTATTTAACTAACACCCATCTACTAGTTTATAAATGTTTAAACAAGGTACCCATACAGATACAATATATAGTATATGTGATGTGTTGTACTACATATTGTATACAAAATAGTGAATACTAGATATAGTGTATATACAGTAATACACAATATATAGGGGGGTTTAATGTGGGGGTCTGTGTTGTGTTGTGTGTACCCTCTAAAAATTATGTGTTAAGTTTGCACCCCAACAACATACAATATATTGTGGTACAAGATGTTGTGGTACTTTACTAGCAGGTGTACCTCTTTATTAAATATTGTTTAATAAAGAAACTAAACATTTAAGATACAGCTAACCCTGTGCCACTCCCTCCCAAAAACCAGAATGAACTAAAATTTAGTAGCATTTAAATATGTGGAATAATGGGCTTTAACCCCAGTTACCATGGTCCTGCTAATCCACTTTGTTTGTTAAGTGATTGTCCTATGTCCTTTTCTAAAAGCAGGAAAGACAAAGTGTTTGTTTCTGTACTATATCATACTTTTAAATTTAGTGGTAGTATTTAATGGGGGTTGCGTTTTGTAGGAGTTTCCTCCTTTCGCCTACGCCCTGTTAGCAACCCCCAAGTTTTTTAAAAATACTACACATAAAATGCAAGGTAGTGTAATATAAAATTATCTAAAGGATATTTTATTCATATAACATTTCCTTTCTTTTGTTTGTATAGTACGACCCTCCAGCAATGGAGGGTTTACTATAATCTCTAGCAATGGATATATTCGTAGTAGATTGTGATGAATGCTTACATCCTTTTTGGGAGAATGAGCTTACTGATGGTATATGCGAAAGATGTCAGTCAGAATAAAAAAATTTTTTTACACCTAATTTATATACAATATTAGATTGTATATATGCAGTACAAAGTCCAACTACTTGAAAATAAAAAATTAGCTGACCCTTTTATTCTTGATATACATTATGCAAAAAGAAAACCATCAATAAGTTATGTGTATGGATTGTATGACAATAATGAGTTAATTGGTATATGTAGTTTTGGAAGTCCTGCTAGTCCAAGTTTGTGTAAAGGTATAGCAGGAGAACATAATAAAGCTAAAGTAATAGAACTTAATAGATTAGTTCTAAAATACAATAGAAAAAACGAAGCTAGTTATTTAGTAGGACAATCATTAAAATTATTACCTAAACCAAAAATAATAGTTAGTTATGCAGACACAGCACAAAATCACACAGGTATTGTGTATCAAGCTACTAACTTTTTATTTACTGGCACATCAAAACCTAGAACAGATATGGCAGGTAAAGATGGTAAACACAGTAGGCATCATTTAGGAGATAAAACAAAAAGAGTTTACAGAAGTGCAAAACATAGATATGTATATATTAATGCAAACAAAACAGATAAAAAACAATTATTAAAAGAACTTAACTATCCAATAATGGAATATCCAAAATAAAAAAAATTTTTACCACCTAACTTAACAACACTATTACACTATACACACCTAGGAAAGACCTAGGTTGGTTGTATGGGGATATGACCAGTATGTAAAATAAATATCTACATACAAATTGAATAAGAAAGAAAGCTACAAATCATATACACTATGTGTCTGTGAATTGATAAGTTGTTATTTCATATTCTTTCATAACAGTTTGGACAACTGTACGAACAAGACTGCACTTCGGTGCAGTTTTGTGTTACTATAAGTAAATATAGTTAGGAGCACATAATGCCAAAAGGTATAGGGTACCCAAAGGGTATGAAGAAGAAAAAATCTTCTAAGAAAAAAAAGAAGAAGTAATGGCAGAGTACCAAGGTAAGTCAGTTAAATTAGATAATCCTTCTAGAATTAGTAAAGGCGAACCTGGGCATGGGCGTAAAAAATTTAAAGTCTTTGTTCAAGATGGAGATAAAGTTAAGAAGGTTATGTTTGGCGACCCAAATATGGAAATCAGAAAAGATAACAAAGAAGCTAGAGCATCATTTAGAGCTAGACATAAATGCGACACAGCTAAAGACAAGACTACACCTAGGTACTGGTCTTGCAAAATGTGGTAAGGAGTTACAATGGCACATGGTTCAGGTAAAAATAGTTTAGTAGGTAATATACATAGAAGGCAACAAGCAGGAACTTCTAGGTCAAAAAAGAAATCTACTATTTCTAAAAAAGCCTACAATCAAATGAAGCGTGGATGGAAGAAAAAATAATATTTGAGTACTTACGACATTCCATGTCCTGTGTGTAAAGAAACTCTCAATATTGAGGAAGGGCATGTAGTGTGCAAAAATAAAAAGTGTGAGAAATATGGCAAATAATAAATTATGTTACGCAGCAGGTTGCCATAGACCTTTGCCACCTAAAGCAAAAAAGTTTTGTAGTAAGCGTTGTTATGAAAGAATTAACGCACAAAAGAAACGAGCAAGAAGAGCTGGAAAAGAATGGTCCCAACAAGATGATGTTTTAGATATACCTAGTCAAAAACCTAATGTAGCTTCTAGGCGTGGACAAGTGTATGAAGATATAAAACAATCTGGATTAGCACAAGAACTCTATGACAAAACATTAACACTTACAGAAGTAGCAAAAATTTTAGGTACATCTGCAGCAGCAGTATCTATGGCATTCCAGGCATACTTAGAAGATATTAGAAATGAACAAGAACAAAAAGATTGGAAGTTACCTCAAGTAGCAGAAAAAACATTAGAAGATTTTGATGACTTTAGACAAAGGTATTTTAGAACAGAACAAGGCGTAGCTTTTTTAACACCTGATTTTCATAAGAAATGGATAGAAGAAATTATGAATGCTATAGAAACTGGTGGACAGCACATGATACTTTCTCCACCACGACATGGTAAAACAGAACTTTTAATTCATTTTGTTATTTGGTTAATTTGTAAAAACCCAAATATAAGGATTATGTGGGTAGGTGGTAACGAAGATATTTCTAAAAACTCTGTAAGTTCAGTTATGGACCAATTAGAAAATAATGAATTACTAATTGAAGAGATATGTGGACCTGGACCAAAGTTTAAACCAAAAACAAAATCATCTAAGTCTTGGTCGCAAAATGGTTTTACTGTAGGTACTAGAACAGTAACAGGTATTAAATCTCCAACTATGGTTGGTATAGGTAGAGGTGGCAAGATACTTTCTAGGGACTGCGATATTATTATTGCTGATGACATTGAGGACCATAGTTCTACTATGCAACCAGCATCAAGAGAAAATACCAGGAGTTGGTGGACAACAACTTTGTCATCAAGAAAAGAGGAACATACAGCTATGGTAGTGATTGGTTCACGCCAACATTATGATGACTTGTATTCTCACTTACTAGATAATGAAAGTTGGAGTACAACTGTAGAACAAGCACATGATATAGCATGTACTAAATCTGATTGGGATAATGATGCACACCAAGATTGTATGTTATGGGCAGAGAAAAGAACTTATAAGTGGTTAATGGATAGAAAGAAAGCAGCAGAAACTACAGGTGGTAGAGCAATTTATGAAATGGTTTATTTGAATGTAGCTATGCCAGATGGTATGAGTTTATTTGCTGCAGAAGAGATTGAACAATGCAGGGACCAAAACAGAGAGATTGGACATATACCAACTAATGTACGATTGATTGCAGGATTAGACCCAGCATCAACAGGTTATCAAGCTGCATTCTTATGGGGATATAATCAAGAGAATGACACGCTATACATGATTGATATGGAAAACAATTTAGGTGGTGGTATTCCTAAAGCATTAGAGATAATTAAAAATTGGTTTCAAAAATATGGATTAGCACATTGGGTTATTGAAGAAAATGGTTTTCAAAGAGCAATTAGACAAGACAAATCTATTAGAGATTTTGCAGCTAAACATGGTATCTTTTTAGAAGGTACACAGACTTATGGTAATAAGCATGACCCTATTTATGGTGTTACAGCTATGCGACCATTGTTTGCAAATAGATTAATTAATTTACCATATCGTAGCTTTGAAGCACAAGAAAAGGTAAACTTGTATAGAAGTCAGTTGGTGTATTTCAGTTCTGCTCAAAATAAAAGTAGAAGTGTAGGTACTAAATCTGATATAGTTATGGCAAGTTGGTTTCCTATGAAAACAATAAGGCGTTTACAAAAAGAAAGACTTGCTACAATGGGTATGGAATACCAACCTAGTTTTAGTGGTTACGAAAGTCTAGGTATAGATTTGGATAGTTGGAGATAATGGTAAAAACAGCAGAAGAAGTTTACAGCAGAGTTTACGAATTAAGACAGTTGAACTCTGAATTAGCATCAGACAAACATAACATACGAGCAATACTTAATGGTGGTGCTGATGGTATCAAAGCATTACTTGGTAAAGATATGCGTGATATGGATTATAGACAACTACCTGCTCCTAACTTATTGATGTCTGCATTAGAAAGATTTGCACAAAAAATTGGTAGAGCACCAGATTTAAAAGTTGATATATTCAATGATAAGGATAGTGAAAGAGCAACCAAGAGAGCAGAGAAACTAGAAAGAATAGTTGCTGCTTATGACAAGATACAAAAGCTAGATAAACAATTACCTCAAGTTGCAAGATGGTTACCTGGTTATGGTTTTGCTGTTTGGATTTTAAAAGAAAAGAAAGATGCTAATGGAGTTCCATATCCAGTAGCAGAAATCAGGGACCCATATCTTTGTTATCCTGGACACTTTGGTGTAGACCAAGAACCTAAAGAATTAGCAGTATTGCAAAGAATACCTCACGCTGTATTAGCGAAACAATATCCTAAGTTTGCCAATGTTATTATGGATGAAGTTAGTTCTGAATATAATACAATGGCATATATTTCTAGTTACGACAAGACTTGGGCTAATCAAGATGGTTCAGGAAAAGTTGTTGCAGAATATTATGATGAAGAAGGAACTTATGTTTTTCTTCCAGAAAACAAAATAATATTAGATTTTATACCTAACCCTTTAAAGTCTGGTCCACGATTTGTAATAGCAAAGCGTTTTAATTTTGACCAAATGCAAGGACAATTTCATCATGTTATTGGATTAATGGCTAACATGGCGAAGATTAATATTCTATCTGTCATTGCAATGGAAGATGCTGTGTTTACAGAAACCAACATCATTGGCGAGATAGAAAGTGGACAATATAGAAAGGGTAGGTTTGCTGTAAACTACTTAACTCCTGGTAGTCAAGTATCAAAACCAGTAAACAACTTGCCTTATCAGTTGTTCCAACAGATAGATAGATTAGAAAGACACTTGCGTTTAGGTTCTGCTTATCCAGTAGCAGATGATGGACAATCGCCTAATGCGTTTGTAACTGGTAGAGGATTAGAGGAACTAGGTCAAAGTTCTTCCTTACATGTACGAGAGTATCAAACAATAATGCAAGATGCTTTAGAACAACTTGATGCTAAGAGATTAGAATGGGATGAAGTTATGTATAGTGGTATGCGTAAACCACTTGCAGGTTTTAGAAAAGGAACTGCATTTAAAGAAACTTATGTACCTAAATCAGATATAGCAGAAGTTTATCAAACACGAAGAGTGTATGGAGTTATGGCAGGGTTTGATGAACCACAGAAAATTATTACTGGGTTACAACTTAAACAACAAGGCGTTATTGATATGCAAACACTACAAGAGAACCTTGATGGTTTAGATAACATATCACAAATACAAAACAGAGTAAATGCTGAAAAAGCAGAAACTGTGTTATTTGAAGCATTAATGGCTCAAGCAGCACAAGGTAATATTAAAGCAAGTATTGCTGCAAAAGAGATTAGAAAAAATCCACAGAACATGACACAAATACTAGATGAGTTTTATACAGAAGAAGAAGTACAATCACAAGAGCTACAAGCACAAGCTGCTGTTGCTCCTGCAGAACAAGACATAGCATCTGTACTTGCACAATTAGGTGGAGGATTACCTCCAGAACAATTAGCTGCAGGTCCAGGAATACCTCCAGGAGTTCCAGTTGGCTAATAATTTTGACAATATTAATGAAAGATTTATTGATATTATTAACCAAGAGGATTGGGATTTTGATGCTTTTCCAACTGAAGAGGAAACTATAATTAGTGTAGTTCCAATAGTAAGACCAGATGTTGAAACAGGAGATATACCACTAGGAACTTATATTATTCCTACTCCAATACCAAATGTATATTTAAGCATATCATTAGGATTTGATATAGAGAATGGAGGATTTTATGGTTAGAAAAACAAAGTCGTTTAAACAAGCTACTGATATGACAGTAGATGGTGCATATCAAGATTTAGTGGTTCCACCAAGAGCAGAAGGCGACCCAACAGGGCAATCAACAGCAATAGAAAATCAACTTGCTTCTATAGATGCACAAGTTGCAGCAACAGGTGGTATGCCTAATGTTTCAGCAATGCCAAAGTTTCAAGGTAATATATTTGAAACACCATCAGAATTTCCTGACCAACCTGGTTATATACCAGAACCTGCTGTTATGCCAAAACCTGTGTCAGAAACTCAAGTAACAAAAAAACTTTTACTAGATAGGTTCCCAGAATTAAAATATAGGTTTAACTAATGTCATTCTATTTAAGGTGGGGTCAAGAATGGCTTAAGGAACAAGAACAAAAAACTCTTGAACAACAATCTGTTGATGCTGCAAAGAGTGCAATGTCAGATGCAGAAATAGAAATACTAGGTAATCAGACATTAGCTTTTCAATCTATGCTTCCAAATGAAAGTAGTGATTTACCATACGCTGCTGCTTCAATGGGTTTGACTAATGTAGATGTTTATAACCTATGGAAAGAAACTAAAACAGAGATACCTGACCCAAACGAAGAACCTAATAAAAAAAGAAGTAATCAATTCTGGGCAAGAATTAAAGATGCTTATGTTAATGCTAAAGAAGTACAGCATGAAACTCAAAAAGAATTATTTGGCGAAAGTCAGATAAGAAAAAGTACAGTAGTTAATTCATTACTTGTAGGTTTAAATGCCTGGTATCAAGGAGCACAAGTTGCATTAATGAATAGCTATGGTGTCGCTAGTAAAGCAGAACTTGAAAAATTAGCTGCAGAACAAGGTAAAGATTTAGATAGAGATTTTTCAAGATTTGTTGGCGACCCAGAAACAGAAGATAATGAAATACCATTAACTTGGAAAGTACAATCTTTTATGAAAGGAATACAAGCATTAGCTGCTAGATATTCTTTAGAAGAAATGGAAAAAAAATTTGGAGTAAAGTTTTCATCAGAAGCATTAAACTTAATACCTGCATTAGTTACAGATAGTAAAACATTTCTTAATACACAAAAAGATTTTAAATTTGCTGAAACTGATTTAGAAGTTATTAAACAACATTTTCCTAGTGTTCTTTCTGAAAATTTAAAAATAAAAGAAGATGGTGTAGATAGACCATTAACATTGCAAGAACAACTAGATGCTTATATAGATACAGTTAATCAACTATATGGTTCAGCTAATCCAACTGGAATAGAAACATACTTTGGTAGCAATGATTATTTTCAACAAGCTATGGCAAGTAGAGAAGGTTTTAAGAAATATAGCATACCAGCAACACCAGGAGATGCTATACGATATACACTTACAGGTTCATTAGGTGGAGAATATTCTCCATTAAACAATGTCATTGCAGATATTAAATTAGAAACTGAAGGAGAAATATTTAAGTTAGTTGATACTTACCAAAAAACAACTATGACTGACCAAGAATTTGAAACTAAATTTAACGCTTTATTATCTGCAGAACAAGAAAAAATATCAGATTTAAACTTTGACCCTAAACATGGTTGGAACGCATGGATAGGTTTTATGGGTAACTTAGGATTAATGGTTGCATTAGACCCAACTATGGCATTACCAGGTGTAGGTATTGGTGGCAAGTCAGCACAAACAAGTAAGGTATTAACTAGCGTTGGTAAAGAGTTAGATGATTATATAAAAGCTGGTGGTCAAGTAGCAGATTTCTGGATAGATAAAGACCCAACTATACAATTAATGGCAGATGCTATTGGACAAGCAGTAGATGAAGGTGCACCAGTAATGTTATTTTTAGCAAGAAATGGATTTAGTCCTAACCTTGCTATGAAGATTGTAAACAATCCAGACCAAGCATTTAATATTATTAAAGAAAGTTTGACTGGTGGTTTAATATCAGATGTAAGATTTGCAGGAAATAATTTAACAAGTGCTAATGATTTTCATTTACAAGCAAAAGTATTAAACGATAACTTCTTAGACAATATGTATGCTGCTATGACTGATAATCAATATACAGCTACTTATATGCGTGGTGGTGGTAGAAAATCTAAGAACCCTATTAGAACATTGTCATCAAGTTTTAAAGATATATTTGGTGGTACAGACCCAAGAATACCATCAAGACCATGGGCTTATGTAACTGAACCAGAAAGAGCAGTAGATACTTTTATTAAAACTGGTTATATGTTTTCTATACCAGAAAATAAAATAGATGAATTACTTAAAACTTTTTACACAGAAATATATAACAAAAATTATAGAGGTGCTCAAAATATTTTTTATGATGAATTGATTTTAAAAGAAGGTGCATTACAACTTAAGTACACATTTGGTTTATCTGATAATGAAATTAAACAATTCTTTAAAGAACATTTAGATGATGTAAGAGGATTTGGAGAAAGAGGTAGAACATATAGACCAACATTAAGTGATAAGTTCTATGAAAGAGCAGCTATGCAAGAAGGCATGGACCCTATAACTAGAGCACAGTTTGCTAATACTTTATTATCTGAAACAGATAAAGATGCTGCAGTACAAAGTGCATTAGCTATGGCAGGTCAAGCTATGGATTTAACTATTAATGTTCCTGATATTAAAGCTACACTTCGCTATACATCACTTCGTAGAAGATTAAGAAATAAAATATATAAAACTAATGCTTATGAAGAAAGTATAGATGCAGTAAGAGATGCTGCTGCTGAAGGTAAGCTAGGAACTTTTTTTGATTTTAATACTCCATTAGGTAGAGAACTTAGAGAAGTAATAGAAGAAGGAGCAACAGACCCATCATGGTTATTTAAGTATGGTGCAGAGAAAATTCCATTTAAAGCTACAGATATAGCATTTACATTTATCAGTAGAGTATGGATGCCATTACAGCTAGTAACAAGAGTTGCATTTCCATTAAAGATTACAACAGATGGTAACTTAAGAATGAGTGCTAGAGGTTTAGCATCTCTATTTAGGGACCCTTGGGAATATCTAAAGTTAATTTGGAATGACCCTAATGGTGCAATGGTTAAATTAATACAAGCACAAAATCCAGATTTTAAACCAGTAACAGCATTGACTGGACCATTTAGAACTACAGCAAAAGTATTAGATGAGAAGTACCCAGAGTTTATTAGAAAATCATTAGGTGCATTAAAAGAAAATAATGCTAAGTTTGGTTTGCCTGAAGTTCAAGACTTGTATGAAAGGGACCCAAGATTTACTTCTGTATTTAGAAAGAACAGAGGAGATTGGGAGAATTTTCGTAAGTATGCAACTGCAGAAGAAGTTGTAACAGGTGTATCTAAATTAAAACTAGAAGATGATTATGTAGAAGCATACATAGATTATCTTGTTACACAAATAGCACACGACCCATTTATGCCAGTTGTTGCACAGGCTATGACAAAAAACCTAAGTGATGCAGAGATTGTAGATTTAATACAAAGAACTCCATACTTAATGGATGAGATAACTGATATGAATAGAAAGATATTATCTATTAGAAGCGTTGATAAAGGTTCTCAAGTTGTATCAGTAATACAATCCCAACAAGATTTCTTAGACTTTGTACTACATCATAGAATGTTAATCTCTAACTTTACAGCTAACCAACAAAATCTTATAGATGTTATAGCACAAGGCATGGTAGGTAAAACAAATATTAGAAGTTTAGATGTAGCTAAACAAGTTAATAAGAAAAAAATAAAAGAAGTGATTACTCCTTGGATGTATGAAGTTATAGAGGACTTACCCTTTGAAGTACCTGGCGTTAGAAAAGTTAGTAAGAAAGGTTTTGCTAAAGGTTATGCAGAGTTTATGGATGCGTTGTTCTTTGTGGCTGGACAATCAGAAGCAGCGTTATCAAGAATACCTACATTTAAACAAGCATACTATCACTTCTTAGAAAGCAACTTAGTCTTTGGTACACGCAAAGCGTTACAAGATATATTAGATGCACACTACGACCCAGACAATGTTATTAACTTACCTGCTGAATTAATTGCTTCAGTTAAAAGAAATTTATTAGATGCTGAAGTTCCATTTGACCAGATAGAAGAAGTAATGAAGAAAGTAGTTAGACAAAGATTATCTGTTACAGATGATGCAGTTACATTTGTTGCTTACTATCCAGACAATAAATATTCTTCCAGAGTTTTACAGTCAGTATCTAAAAATCAATTAGAACTTGATTTGTTATTAAACAATGCAGAAAGTAAAGCATACTCATTAGAAACTGCAGGAAGAATTAGATTAGGAGATGAAAATACAAAGATAGGTACATACTATTCATCATTACCTAGAAGAAATGTTTTAGTAGATGGTGTGTTAGATAAATCACAAGACCAACAATTTATTGCTGCATTAAAACAATTACATGCAGATACAGGTAAGAATACTTTTCAAATTACAAATGATTTCAAAGCATTAATTAAAGAAAACCCTACACCAACAATTAAAGAATTAAGAAAAGTATTAGGTATGGGTAATGCTAAGTATGATGAAGTAGCAGAGTTTATGCAAAGGTCTGGAATACTTGCAATGGTTGATAGTAATTCAGGTAAGTTAGTAGTTAATAATGCTAGAAAGAGTGGCGTAGTATCACAATTTACAGAACTTGAATATCATACAATGTTAGACCTTGATGATATTAGAACTGATACTGTACGCAATATGACATTTAACGACTTAAATAAAACATCTTCTGCATACGCATTTGAATTACACAATAGATTGTTATACAACTTGTTAGAGCGTGGTTATTTAGCAGAAGCATTTAAAGTAGGTTTACCTTTCTTTGAAGCATATAGAGAAGTATTAGGTAGATGGACACAGCTAGGTGCAGCTAATCCTAGAGCAGTAGCACAAGTTGGTTTTGCTTATAGAAAAGGTGTAGAGAATAACTATATCTATTCAGATAAGTTTGGAGAAAAGTATTTAATTATTCCTGTAGGTGGAACTGCATTAGAGAACTATGTTAAGTCTGAAGGCGAAGGATTATGGAAAGATGATATAAGCATACAAGATAGCAATATAATACTTAAAAGAAGTTTACCAATATCAGCATTAGGAGTGGCAGGTGGAGGTTTGTTTCCACCATTAGGACCAGTTGTAGCAATACCAGTAGGTTATTTAACAGCAGACAATCCAGAAACTAGAAGATTATTAGAAAGAACTATCTTCCAGTTTGGACTTCCATTTGAAAGTGGCGTTGGAGATTTAAAAGATTTAGTAGGAGAAATACTTGTAGAGGAAAACATACCAGCAACAGGTAAAAATATTATTAATGCAGTTGCAGATAAGTTAGGGTTTAAAGGATTTGATGAAGATTTATATACAACAGCTACAGCACAATCAGTACAGATAGCTGCAATACTATATCCAGATAAAGTAGATGACCCAGAGTTTTTATTTACTACAGCAGCAACTATACGAAATAACATATACCAACTTAAAGCATGGGATAGAAACATAAACCCATTAGTTCCAAAAGTAAATGTGTTATATCGTATAAACACAGAGAATGATACCTTTAATGATTGGTATGGAAAACAGAATGAAACATCTGGTGTTGTTTGGAATAGCTTTGTAGAGTTAGGAATTATTCATGGTTTCTATCAAGACTTAAGAGAACAATATGCTTTGACTATGGGTAGCAAACAAGCAGACTATGAAGCAACATTAGACATTGTTAGATTACTTGGATTAGATACTTACGATTTAGAAACTTCTTTTACTACTGCACAGTTACAGCTTAAAGGTAAAGCTATATCTGAAAGTGGACCAATGGCTAGAACAAAACCAGAGTATCAGTTCTTAATGGATAACCCAGAATTATATGCTGACTATGGTTCCAGTATTCTATATTTCTTTGATGGCTTAGGTTCAGGAGAAATAGATTACACATCTTATGGAATACAAAAAGGTTTAGGAACTATTACTCCATTAAATAAAGAAGAGTTTTACTGGAGAGCATCTACTTATGCTGCATCTTTAGTTGAAAGAGCAATGTTAGAAAGATACCAAATAAAATGGGACACTAATAGATATAGTCCTGAAGAACAGAAAAAAGAAAAAGCAGAACTAGAATTAACACTTAGAAAGATGTTTCCACTTGCTTATCAAGTGGACCCTGCACAAGTAGCAACATTGTTACCAGGAAAAGAAATACCTGATACATTTGATTGGGATTTAGTCATACCAATTCTTGAACAAGCTATAGAGGATGACAGAACTAAATCATTAGGTTTGTATGAACCAATGAAAGATTACATTAATTATAGAAATTCAATAATTAAAGGAATACAAATAGGTAAGAAGATACCATTAAAAGAAGATGCTATAGTATGGTTAAGAACACAAAAGAGTGAAGAAGCACAACTATTACGAGATAACTTGTATAAGTATGGTGCTATGTTGTCAGAAGAAACTCCAGAGTTTCTACCAGTTTTCAATGATGTGTTTTATAATGAGATTACTACATTTGGCATAGGAGATTTAGCAGATGAGTGAAACAACAAAAGGTTACACAATACCTAGAGGAACTGGTGCAGTAGGACCAGTAATCCCAGTACAAGAAGGTGGACCTGGAACAGCAGCATCAGAAGATACAGTTACCCAATGGGTGCTAGATATATTATCTGGTGGCGTAGATGCTAATAAACCATTAGGAGATGGGTTCCAAAGTAAATATACTGTACCAGTTACAGAGTTAGATAAAGCAACAGGTGCATATCTTACAAGAGAAATGCAAGTAGATGCACAAGAGTATTTAACTAATCAAGGATATAACTTTATTTATTATCCTTATATGGCAGGAGAAGTTGCTAGAGATATAGCACCTGCATTAAGAATTATTTTAAAAAACCAAATGGCTAGTGTTGGTTTAATTGATTTAACTAAGACACAAGGTTCTATGGTTGATGAAGAATTTACCAAAGGTATTAGAAGATTAATGGAATTTTCTATGAACAATGGTGGTAAGTTAGATTGGGTACAAAGTTTAGGTATCTTAAGAACTGATGCTAGTGTTAGAAAATCAGCTAAGGTTAAACAACCTGTTATAGAAAATACACAGCTTGATGATATTGTTGATGACTTATTAGCTAAAGCTAAAGCAAGAAAAGGTGCTCCATTATCACAAGAAGAAAAGAATTATATTACTAATAAGATTGGTTCAAGGATTGGTTTATATAATCAAGAACTACAAGGACTTGCTCCAGCTACTGAAGGTAAGATTATCTTTGACCCTAATATGCCAACAGGTGGTAGTTTCATAGCTGGTACTCCAGCACAGGAACCAGAAACAGAACAACTTGCAGAAGATTTAGCTGGTATTGAAGAAGGTGTATTTGCACCCAGAGAAGAAGCTGCAAGACAACAAGTTATGGCAGAAGAAACTAGAGCTAGAGGTGCACAAACAGTTGCAGATTTATCTAATTTATTTAGAGCAGGAGTTAAAAGATAATGAACCCAGATGAAGTAACTCCACCAGAAAATGTTAATCCACCTGCTGAACAAGAAACAGTTGAGCAAGTAAACAAAATAAAACTGGAACCTGGAACATTAATATATCTGTTTAAACAGGTTGGGTTTGATGATAATGATATACCAGTATTGTTAGCTATTGCACAAATGGAAAGCAATATGGTTCATGGTGCTATTAATCTTAATTCTGAAAGTGGATATGATAAAGATTTAGGTGTACTGCAATTAAACAATCTTGCTAACTTTGATAAAGATTTACAACCAGATAGAGAACTACAAGCATTTATGGCTAAAGAAAATATAACTGGTATGTTTACACCAAATGATTTTGCAGAAATGTTACATCAAGACATTATGTTTCAAATGAGATGGGCTAAACACAAAATAGATTGGCATAGAAAAGCAGGTAAAGACCCATTTATTTTTTGGATGACCTATCCTCCTATTAGAGATTACATACAAAAAGGAGATAAGACTTATGCTCCAAGACAAGAAGATTTTGATTTAGCATTACAGTATTATGAAGATTATAAGAATAATAAGATTGTTCCTATAAGTAAGGATGTGCCTACACTACCTCCCATTGAAGGTAGTCCACGCCCTGTGGATGATGGACAAAGTAGAACAACTGTTCCAGGAAAACCCATTACAGTAGAACCACAAAAAGAAAGCGAAAGTTTGACAAAAAGAAGTGAAGGTATAACAAATATGTTTGGAAGTCCAGAAAAAAATTTTTGGAATAAAGGTGTAGAAGCTAACAACTATCGTGATAAAAACGCATCACAAGTTATGGCTATGATACAGGCTGCTGTTAATTCTCAAAGAAGAGCAAAGAATTTACCAGATATTAGCAATGACTTTAATGTTGATAGTCAATACATACAATTAACTGATGACCAAAAAACAGCATTAGATGTATTAAGAGGTCTGTATGGCTCTAACTGAATTTGATAAAAAAAATATAGATAGTTCTGGTACACACTATATAGAGTGGTTGAATAGTAATATGGAAGAGCTAACTAAACCATTAACAGAACAAAAACAAAAACAAATATTGTCAGCAGCTTCTGCTTCTGTAATAGCAAAGTTGCGTAATGAGTGATAAATTATATAGTGAATTTAATAAAGATTTAGAAAGATTATATAGTTCTATTGGTGTATCTTTAAAATCAATTAGAAAAGAAATAGTCCAAAAATTAATTGGTGGAAATAGTATTCATCCATATTTATTAGATGAGTTACCACTTCCAATATTAAGAAATATTAATGATACAGATGCAAATAAATTTGTATTAGATTATATAAAAATTATTGATAAGTATAAAGATTTAGATTTAAGGTGGATGCAAAGTTTGAATGAAAATTCTGCTGTTGGTATATTTAATTCAGATGATATAATTGAAAGCGTAGAAGCATTAATATATTTAGCAACAAATGTATTAGATACACCACAATCACAAAATATAACATTAATAGCAGAAAACAATCAACCAACTGTTGTAGAACTAATAACAGAATTTCTTAAATTAAGTGATGATGAAATAAAAGTAGTAATAGATATTGGAGAAATTTCTGAAAACATAGATATACCTAAAGCTGATAAAGCAAAATTAATTTTGCAATCTATTTTAAATAGTCCAGCAGCAAATAGTTTTGACAAAAACTTTATAAATTTATTAGAAGAACAAGGTTCTGTTAATCAATTTTTAGAACTAACTTCCAAGTATTTATCTACACCTAAAGGCATACCATCTCATTTAATAGATTACGCAGTTATTGATAGTATTAATGTTCCTATTGAACAAACAAGAATGTTTGTTTCGGAAAGTGTAACTAATAGACAAATCTTGCAGTTACATGCTGCTTTAAAAGACCCTAAAGCAGGAGCGTTTATTAAAGAGATGTTAGATAATGGAAGATGGGAAGCAATAAATGTAAACCTCAAACGAGATTTACCTTATTCTAGTTTTTCAGATTATGTAGATTTTTATGCAGACAATGCTTTTTATGGTATTGAAAATGCAACTAATAGATATGTAGAATTATTAAGAGAAAATGTATACAAATATGTTAATGGAAATTGGACAGGGTTTTATACACCAGATGAAATAGCAATAGAGTTTAATAAATTACATCAAGGATTTAACTTAGCTTTTGAAAATTTATTAGATGTAATAATTAATGGTTCCATAGATGATGATTTAGCAAAATATTTTAATGATGAATTAGGTGCGAAATTATTTTCTATGGTAAAAAATGAAACAGGTTCTGATTATGATAAAGCTAACGCTATGCACCAGTTTTTTCAAAGTCCAACAGAAGATGTAATAAAAATGGGAGTGTTTGAAAGAACATTAACAGATGAAGCAGTAAAATTAACTGGTATTGTATCTCCAGAATTTGTAGATGAAATGTTAGAAATAAGAAAAGCACAACCAGATTTAATACCAGAACTTGTTAAAACATTAGAGCAAATAATGGAATTAGCAAAACCAGATAACATAGATAACTCTTATAAAATATTTGAATTAAAACCACCACCAGGAGATATATTTCATTTAAGACCATTAAAAAATTTAATAAGATATGTCATTGATAATAAAGATGTAGATGTAAAGTTTTATGATTTCAATACAGGACAGTTTGAAGAGATGGGTATAACAGGTGTAGCTAAAACAGGTTTACAAAACCAGTTACCTAAAACATTATTTATAGAAGTAACTTCCAAAACAGATAACTTACAGGATGTGAGAAACTTTGTAAATAATATTCCACAAGAAGCTGCAACAAAACCTAAGTTAAATAAATTAATAGCTGAAACACCAGAAGATATAGCAGACCTTGTTGATAAAGATAAGCTAAGGATTGCAGAAGATATAATACAGAACACAGAGGTAGGTAAACATATAGCATCTACTTCTTTAGATTTTGCAAAAAAAGCAGGGAAGTTTACATTTAGTGGAACTATGAAAGCACTAGCTCCTGGCGATTATATTATAGAAGCAGGTCTAAGAAAAACATTACCTAAGCTAGGTTTAGCTGCTATATCAGGAACAGCATTAGCTGCATATACTGCATACGAGTTGGCACTTATGGCAGCAGATATAGGTAAAGGTTTATCATTTGCTAAACAACAGGATAATGGAGATAGTTTTCTTAAAAATTTTTGGGAAGGTTTTTCATCAGAAGATAGTTATTCTGATAAATATTCTATAGGATATAAACTAACTAAAGAAATACATAACACATTATTTGATGAGGTTTATGGTAAAATGAACCAAAATGTTTATGCAGGAGCAAATAGTTAATGGCAACTAATTATGATTTACTTAAAAAGTTAATAGATGGAACAATTACTAGAGCTCAATATGAACAACAAGTAGCTGCTAGAAAAGCTGCTGAACAAGCTAGTGCTGCTGATACAAGATTGTTTACTGCTGCACAAAATATACAAGCTGAACAAGCTGCTGTTGCTGCTGCTAAAGCAGCTAAAGAAGCAGTTATTAAAATGTTACCTCAAGCTGACCAAGCAGCAATTAAAGAAGCAGAGCTAGTCAAAGCTATTAAGAATATACAAGCTACTGCACCAGCTACACAAGTTAGTGCAGAAACAGGATTTCCAGAAACAGTACAAAAACCTCAAACATCTCAAGAAAATACAATAACTATTTATGATATAGATGGTAATGCTAGGTCAGTACCTGAAAGTCAAGCAGGAGAATTACTTACATTAAAACCTAAAAAGTTTTTTTCATCAGCAGCAGATGCTGCAGCAGAAAAACAAAGAAGGATGGCAGCACCTTATAAAGAATATGTTGAAGGTATGAAAGCAACTGATACAGCACCAGGTGTAGATGGTGGAGCTGCAGGAACAGGTGGTGGTGGAACTGGAGCAATGTATTGGGGTAGATATGATAGTGGTTCATGGGCTATATCAACAGAAGAAGGTAAACCAGAAGGTTTTAAATGGGGTTGGGAATTACCAGAGTTTGCTGGTTTAGAACAAGCAGACTTTAGTTCAGATAAATCTTTGGATGTAATACTAGGACAAGTTACAGATGGTGCAGGTGGTGCAGCAGGTGGTCCAGCAGGTGGAACTACTGGTGGAGTAACAGGTGTTAGTACAGGTCGTATGGGTTCACAAATATGGCAAGACCAATCAGGTCAAAAATATTTAGTATTCAGTATTCCTGGAACAAATATGTTTGTTCGTTATAAAGCAAGTGATGATGACTTAGCTAGTTTCTTTACTACTGGTATGCCAGATGTAAGAAGTATTAATGAAGATGCAGAAGATTGGAATAATTCTTTATGGCTAGGAAGCTATGTAGAAATAGATGGAGATATTAAATTAGGTCTAGTTAATCCATTTGATACTATGGTAGATAACTTTGCCAAAGTAAAGAAAGTACAACCATGGATGGAAGAAGATGAACTGTATTCATTGTGGTTAGAAGGAATAATTGAAGATAGAGATATTGAAGATTATGAATGGCAAGGAACTGAATGGTGGCAAACACACACTAAAGAACAAAGAGATTGGTTATTACAATCACAAGGTAAAGGTTTAGGTTCACTACCTGCAGATGCTCAAGCGTTATTAGATAACAATAAGATTAGAGCAAAAGAATTATTGAAACAATATGGTGTAACAAATGCAGAAGAAATAATAAATGCTGATGGAGATACATTAGTAGATTTTTTTGCTAATCAATTAACAGTTGGTAACTGGACAGAATTAACATGGGCTAATCAAGCTAAAGGGTTAGGCGACCCATTAGCTGGAATAGAGCGTGATACTCAATTAACTAACTGGTTAGATAATATAGATGAAGCATTAACACCAGCAACAACACAAGCTGGTTATTCTACTGCACAATCATTAGCATTAAAATGGTTAGGACCTACCTTTGCAAACTTTGAAGATACTAACTTATCTGAATATGCAGGTATGATTAGGAACGCAGAAAGTCAAGAAGTAGGTATAGCTGCTGTAGAAAATAGATTAAAAGCTATTAGAAAAGCATTGTTCTCTACAGATTTGTATGATGAAAATTTAACATACGAAGATATAGCAGCACCATGGCGTAATTATTCCTATCAATTCTTAGGACAAAGGATGGATGAAACTGCAGCAGAGTGGTTAAATGTTTTGAAAGCTAATGACCAAGAAAAGATTAATTCAATTCTTTTAGAATATGGTTTAAACAATAATGTACAAACTTTATTTGATAGAGTAAGTGATGGTATATTTAAAGGTATGACACCACAAGCAGTAGTTAGAGGATTACCTACATAATGGCATTAACAGCAACAGCAAAAGCAAAACTACTTGATGAAGTAAAATTAAAATTTGGTAGAGATTTTCCTAGCGAACTTATTGATATTTATGTTCAAGCATTTATAGATAATAACCAAGATGCTGATGAAGCAATATTAGTTATGCGACAAAGTGATACTTACAAAAGTTTTTTTCCTGGCAATGTTAATCCAGATGGAGTATCAGTTAAATATACAGAACAAGAATATTTAAACTTAGTAGATGCTTATAAAAGAAAGATAGAAAGCATTGGTTTAAATGCAGATTTAATTATTACTAATGATAGATTAGAAACATTAGTTAAAAATGTTGTTAGCAATGAAGAGTTTGGTGCAAGAGTTACTGCTGTATATCAACAAGTATTAACTGCTTTACCACAAGTTAAAGAATATTATCAAAGAAATTTTGGTAAAACATTAACAGATGCAGAGATTATAGCTAGTGCTATAGACCCAGATATAAGTAAAGGATTATATGCAGGTACTATTTCTGCAGGAGAAATTGTTTCACAGAATATTGCTAGAGCACAGATAGGTGCAGAAGCATTGTTAGCTGGTATTGATATTGGTGTACAATCTGCAGAACAATTAAGACAGCAAGGATTAAGTAGAGAACAAGCTAGAAGAGGTTTTCAACAAGTAGAACAAGTTATGGGATTAGCACAAGCACAAGCTAGAGAAGGTGTTACTGCTGAACAAATTGTTCAAGCTACTCAATTAGGTATTGCTGAACAACAAGAAAGAATTGGAAGAATAGTTGCACAAAGTGCTACACAAAGCTCTGCTCAATTAGGTGCTGCAAGAACTAGAGAAGGTGCAGTAACAGGTTTAGTAGAACAATAGTTGTTTAAACGACTTGCATTTCTAAATTATGTGATATAATTAATTGACCCTGTACTTAGGTCTGGGGGTTAAACTTGACCTAGATAAATTACGATTACTGTCTTGATGCCTACTAACAAGACATGGAAAATAAATAATAAGTAGTTAAGACCAGAGCATTACATAAATGGCTCTTGTAAAAATATTATTTATAGAAGGAGATAGACAGCAAATGTCAGAAGAATATACAAATACTGGTGGTTCAGTAGAAGAAGATAAGAATTGGAAAGCAATTCGTGAAGAGAACAAATCTCTTAAAGAGGAATTGATTAAATATCAATCTCAAGAAAGAGATAGTTTGTTTAAACAAGTCGGCTTAGACAGAACTAAAGGTATAGGTAAAGCTGCAGATTTGATGTATGAAGGCGATTTAGAAGTGAATGCCCTTAAAGCATTTATAACTGAAGAGTTTGGAGAAGAAGTTGTTAGTGGACAACAAGACAGTATTCGTAGTACAGTAAACGAAGGTCAAAATAGACTGGATGCTTTACAGCAAACAGCAAAGACCATTAACGCTGCTCCTAGCTATCAAGATAAAATCGCTCAAGCAGAACAATCTGGCAGAGTTAAAGACAGTATTGCTTCTAAATTGTCAGCTCTTAACGAGTTGAAAAAGTAATAGTTTAGGAGAAAAGCTCCTAAACAAAGATTTATAGGAGAAAAATAAAATGGCAGCAATAGCTTCCCCAGACCCAATTTCAGTATCTGAAATTAACAATTTTACTGGAGAGCTTTTTAAAGTTGGTGCAAGAAGAACACCTCTACTATCCATGGTGGGTGGTTTGACTGGTGGAAAACTTCTTAACTCCCCTGTATTCCAAACCCAGAAAGTTGATACTCCAGCAGTTTCTAGCTACACAACTGTAGCAGAAGGTGGAAGTCCAGCTTACTTTGGAAGAAGCAGAAGTTCAGCAATAGACTGTGTACAAATCTGGAACCAAGGTGTGAAATTAACATACTCTGCTCTAGGTTCAACAGGATATTTGAACTCACAAGCTATGGAGAGTGGGACAGCAGCTTTTGAAGGCACTAACCCAATCAATGATGAAATGGCTTTCCAAATTGAAGAACTACTTAGCAAAATCGCAAGAGAAGTTGAGTATGAATTTTTCAATGCAACATTTAATGATGGAACAGATGGCAACCCAAGAGAGATGCGAGGTATCGCAGAGTGGGTAACATCAGGTAATGGTTCAGCAACATTTGACAATCAAGTTGCAGCAGCAGATACAGCTTTAGACTTTGATGCAGTAGCAGAAATTCTTAAAGCAATGTATGATGCAGGTGCTCCAATGAAGAACCCAGTTCTTTTCGCAAGACCTGGTTCTATTCTTGATTTGAACCAAAACTTAGCAGCTTCAGGTTCATTACAAATGGCAGTACTACCTAGAGATAGAAATATCGCTGGTGTAAGTATTGATACAATTATCACACCATTTGGAAATATTGGACTTGTTGTTAATGAGTTCGTTCCATCTACAAAAGCATATGTCTTAGACTTAGCTTACTTAGATGTTTGTTTCTTAAACATCCCAGGTAAGGGTGCAGTCTTTGTAGAAGATACAGACAATGATGATGCTGCAGCAGTTTCAAAGCGTGTTTACATGGAAATTGGTTTGGACAAAGGTCCAGCAGAATACCATGGCGTTATAACTGGTGTACTCTAAAATATAATTAAAGGACTTATGGGCAGAACCACCACTCTGCCCTAAGTTCTGCTACAATAAACTATCATGAGCACAACCATAGGCGATTTAGTTAATAGAGTTTTCAGAGAATATTTAGAACCAAATGATGATATACAATCATTTACTGTTTTGAGAACAGCAATAACAGATACTTCAACTACTACTGTTGCATACGAAGCAGACTACTTAACAACTGAAGAAGAAGATGCTATGGGTGCAGGTGCATTTATAGAAATAGACCAAGAACTTATGTTGGTTGTTTCTTTAAATACAGCAGATGAAACACTTACTGTTAAGAGAGGAGCAAGAGGAACAACTGCTGCTACTCATAGTGTAGAAGCAGTAATTAAAATTAATCCTCCATTCATAAGACTTAATGTATTCAATGCAGTCAAAGACCAAATAGAAAATTTATATCCTACATTATTTGCAGTAGAAGTACAGACTGTAACTTCTGCTACTGGATGGGTAGCATTAACAGGAGATGATGACAGTAGAATAGTTGCTCCATTAAAAGCAATATCACAATACACGACATTAGCTAGTGGTAATGAAACAACAGTACAGTTTAGAGGAGTGTCAATAGAACTTATAGATGTACCAACATCAGTTACTGCAACTGGAAAAGCTGTACAGTTTTATGGCATTAGTTCAGGTGTACCTGTGCATTGCACATTTAAAAAGAAATTTGGAGAAGTATCTAACGAAAGTTCTACTCTTGCATCTATAGGTTTAGAAACAGAATATGAACCAATTATTATGGCAGGTGTTGCTGCACAAATGATTTCAGGTAAAGATATACCTGCAGCTACAGCAGAATATATTACTGATGTTATACAAGCTAATGTGTACCAGGTTGGCTCTTCTACCAATATAAGAAATTCCTTGTTGCAGTATCAACAAGTATTAATACAACAAGCTAGAAAAGACTTAAGAGCACGATACCCAGAACCTGTCAGTTTAAACAGCGTGGTATATCCAAGTGCCTAGAGTACCTACTACTGCTGATGTTAATAACCCAAAAAGAAAAGGGTATGATTTTAGATTAGATAACTTATTATTTAGAACTGCTGTGTCTAATGAAAGACAATTAGTTATAAGAACTGCAGAGTTTCCTAATCAACAAATAGATTTAAGACAAAACCCAGAAGATATTACAACTAACATAGGTCAAATATTTTCAAGAAATAATTTTTCTGGAGGACAAGGATTAGATTTTGCTCATAAAAGAAATGGTGCAGATAAAGATGTTATTAGATATTTTGATAGCAAAGGTGTAGATGTATTCCATGGGGATGAAGCAAGTTCTTATAATGTACATTTGTTACACACAATGGAAACTAAAGGATTAACATTTACGACTTCTGAACAATATATGGCACAAACTACAAATGGTTATCTCTATGTTAGTGATGGCTTAGTAATATATAGAAGTACAGATTATGGAGATAACTGGTCAACAGTATCAAGCACAAATGTATCGTATGCAATAAGGGGTATGATTGCTTTTGGTAATCAAATCTTTGTAGTAACTGGAGATGGTGGAACAAACAAACAGCTTATTCATTATGATGGTACAACTTGGACAGTTGAAACATTAGGTACAGTTTTTACTGGTTACTTTGACAGCTTATCTTTTGTTAAAGGAAGATTAATAGTTACAGGTCATAGCACTTCAGCAGAATATCTATGGGAAGCAAACCCTTATACAGGAAACTTTACTGGGGTATTCCAAACAGGTAGTGCTTTAATAACTGTAGAACCTACACATCATATTGCAGCAGTTACTGATGCAGGTGCAGTTATATTAGCTGCTAGTACAGATGGCAATATTTATTCTTTAAAAGATAATGCAGGAACTTTAGAACTAAAAGGACAATCAAGAATAGGAGATGAAGAAGTACATTCTATTTCTGCTGCTGAAGGAATTATATTTTTTGGTACACAAGAGCAGAGTACAAATACAGGTAGATTATATAGAAGTGATTTGGTAGTAGCAGATGACTTGTATGTATTAGCTAATAGACAATTAATTAAAGAATGGAATAATGGCGTACCTGCTTCTCCTCACGCTATGTTTGCATCAAGAGATAGTATCTTTGTGGGTGTCAGAGAAAGTTCTACTGATACTTATTTGTGGAGATATTATTTACCTACAGCAGGTTTAGCTAGAGATGTAAAAATACCAGGACAAGGAATAGTAGGTTCCATTAAACAAGTACAAGGTAAACACTTTGTATTAGTACAAGGAACTAATGGTGGTGTGTTTAAAGAAACATCTTTGTATGAAAGCGAAGGTTATATTATAACACCTAATATAGATTTCTTTACATCTGAAATAAAACAATGGGTTGGTACAACTGTAGAACATGATGAGATTACAGATAGTAGAAGAATACAATGTTTTATTTCTACAAGAGAAGGAACTATAGATACACCAGGTAGCAGTAGTTGGGAATTGACTAACGATAGTACACAAGGATTTGGTGGCACAGAGTTTCAAATTAACAGAAACGCAAGATACTTAAATATGAAAATTGTTTTAACTCCAACTATAGATTTTACTGGTACACCAGTATTTAGAAGTGTATCTGCTAGAGCATTACCTAGACCACAATTAGTAGTGATAGATATACCAGTTAATATTTCTGACCAAATAGAAAGACCAAATAGAAAAAGAATTAAAGTACGAAACCTAGGAGAAGCAGTCTATCAACAGCTTAAACAAAAAGAAGGCGATAGTGTTACTTTAGAATTGTATGAACCAGCAGAATTAATTAGAGGAGTTGTTGAGAGTGTAGCATATCCTGTAATAAATCATGCTAATATAGGTTCTGTAACTCAATATTGTACTGTTAGAATAAGAGGTGTAAGAGCAGAAGATATTACCTCTGAATTTACTAACATAATAGGAATTGGTACATTAGGTGTAGTAGGATTAGGATAGGATGACAGCACAAGAGAGCAAATTAAGCAACGCATACGAGAGTACTATAACAACTGCATTAACTGCAGATGCTAGTGGTACTACAATTTCAGTAGATACAGCACCAACTGATAGCACTAATACAGCTATTACTGGTTCTGTTGTAATGTATTTAGTTTTAGACCCAGATAGCGATAGTCAAAGAGAATATGTAAGAGTAACAAACATATCTGGAACAACATTAACAGTTGTAAGAAATATTGATACTGGTGGAGGTGGACTTAGAACACACTCTGCTGGTGCAAAGATTAGACAAGTAGCACAAGCACAGCATTTTGATGACATCCATGACAGAATAGATAAAGTTATAAATGAAGATGGTAGCAGTTTAAACACTACTACAGGTGTTGTTAAAGATGAAGATGATATGGCTAGTGATAGTGCAACACATCTTGCTACACAACAATCAATTAAAGCGTATGTAGATAGTCAAGTTACAGCACAAGATTTAGATTTTCAAGCTGACACAGGTGGTGCTTTATCAATAGATTTAGATAGTGAAACATTAACCATAGCTGGTGGTACAGGTATAGATACTACTGGTTCTGGTAATCAAGTATCTATTGATATAGACAGTACAGTAACAACTAATTCAGGAACTCAAACATTAACAAATAAAACCATTGATGTTGATAACAACACAGTATCTAACATTGAAGTAGATAATTTAAAATCTGGTGTATTAGATACAGATTTAACTACAGTATCTGCAACAGATGACACATTACCTTCTGCAAAAGCAGTAAAGACTTATGTAGATGCACAGGTTACAGCACAAGATTTAGATTTAGTAGCAGATACAGGTACAGATAGCATTGATTTAGATAGTGAAACACTTACTATTGCAGGTGGTACTGGTATTGATACAACAGCAGATGGTGCTGGAACTGTAACTGTAGATATAGATAGCACAGTTACAACTAATTCTGGTTCGCAAACTTTAACTAACAAAACAATAGATGCAGATAACAATACTGTATCTAACTTAGAAGTAGATAACTTAAAGTCTGGCGTATTAGACACAGACCTTACAAGTGTTAGTGCATCAGATGATACACTTGCTTCAGCTAAAGCAATTAAAACTTATGTAGATGCACAAGTTGCTAGTGAAGATACTATTGCAGAATTAAATGATACTAATGTGGTTACACCAGCAGCAGGTCATATCTTAATTTATGATGCTACAACAAGTTTGTGGGATAATAATACTCTTACTGCTGGAACTAATGTAACTATTACAAATGCAGATGGTTCTATAACTATTGCTTCTACTGATACAAATACACAGCTTACACAAGAAGAAGTAGAAGATTATGTAGCAGGTTTATTAGTTGCTGGTTCTAATGTTTCTTTAACTTATGATGATGGAGCAGGTACTCTTACTATTGCATCTACAGATACTCAATTATCACAAGAGCAAGTAGAGGATTATGTTGCTGGTTTAGTAACAGCAGGTTCTAACATTACAGTAACTTATGATGATACTGCTGGAACATTAACTATAGCTGCAACAGATACACAACTTACACAAGAACAAGTTGAAGATTATGTTGGAGGTTTAGTAGCTGGTGGTACAGGTATTACTGCTACTTATGATGATGCTGGTGGTAGTTTAACTATAGCTATAGATGCAACTGTATTAACTACTTCAAGTTCTATAAATGATTTAACAGATGTTAATACAACAGGTGTTACAAATGGACAAGTATTAGTTTACAATTCAACCTCTGGAGATTTTGAACCAGGTTCAGTTGGTTCTGCTACATCATTAGTAGATAGTGATAGCGATTTAACACTTACTGATGGTTTAAACAATGGGCTAGATTATGATTTAGACAATACAGATATGGCTACTTGGAATACAGGTGGTATTGCTCTTACAACTAATGGTGGTATCTTTAGACATCATCAAACACAAGCTGCTACTTTTACTGTAGCTACTAACGAAGGAGCTGTATTAGCTGGTCCAATAACCATCACAGGTACTGTAACAAATAATGGTACAATGGTGGTTATCTAATGGCTAATGTAAAAGTAAACACCATATCAACTTCAAGTGGCAACAATGTTGCTATGCAAGTGCCTTTAAATTTAAAGTCTTATACAACTACAGAACGAAATGCTTTAACAAGTTCTGCTGGAGATGTGATATACAATACCACAGACAGTAAAGTACAGTTTTATAATGGAACAAGTTGGAATGATTTATAATGAGTACACTAGAAACAAACTCTATTGGTAAATATTCTGGTAATAATGTTTCTATTGATGATGCTTTAAATTTAAAGTCATACACCACAGCACAAAGAGATGCACTTACATCAGTTGCTGGAGATATTATATACAATACAACAAACACAAGACCAGAATTTTTTGATGGAAGTAATTGGCAATCAATGCAAGATGAAAATTTAATTATATCTTCTTTAATTATAGCTGGTGGTGGAGGTGGAGCATCAAGTGTTAGTGGTAATGCTGGTGGTTCTGGTGGTGGTGCAGGAGGATATATAAATTCTTACAGTACAGAAAGTTCTGGTGCTAATTCTTCAACTGCATCAACTTTAACTTTATTACCTGGTACAAATGTAACAGTAACAGTAGGTGCTGGTGCTGCTGGTGGACCAGGTTCAAACACAAATGCTTCTAATGGTTCTAATTCAGTATTTGACACTACAACTGCAATAGGTGGTGGAGGTGGTGGTTCAAGAGCTAATGGTTTAGCAGGTGGTTCTGGTGGTGGTGCTGGTTATACTGGTGGTACAGGAACTGGAGGAACTGGAACTGCTAATCAAGGTACAGATGGTGGTTCTTCATCTGCTACTTCTCCATATCCAGGTGGTGGTGGTGGTGGAGCAGGAGCAGCAGGAGGTAATGGTTCTGGTTCTAATGGTGGTAATGGTGGAAATGGTTTATCTTCATCTATCACAGGTTCTGCTGTAACTAGAGCAGGTGGTGGTGGAGGTCCTGTTTGGTCTGGTGGAACACCTGGAACTGGTGGCTCTGGTGGTGGAGGAGATGCTGGTGGTTATGATTTTGGTAATGGAACTGCTGGAACTGTTAATACAGGCTCTGGTGGTGGAGGTTCTATGACTGGAGGAACTGGAGGTGCTGGAGGTAGTGGTATAGTTATACTTAGATATTCAAATTCTTATACAATAACTATTGGTGCAGGACTAACAGGTACAACTGCTACAGATGGTTCAGATAAAGTAACAACATTTACAGCAGGAACAGGAACAGTAAGCTGGAGTTAATATGAGTGAATTAAAAACAAATAAGATTTCAACAAATGACCAAAACAATGTAGCTATAGATAATGCACTTAACTTAAAGTCTTATACTACTGCT